ATGCGTTTGCAAAGGTTGATAAGCGAAAGGAACAGTAATGGCAGACAAAGGTTCAGCGGCTCTGTTGGTAGAAATAGCAATTGCTGAGGTTGGTTATATTGAAGAAGCCGTACCAGAAAACAAAACTAAATATCAAAAGGCTAACCAAGCATGGTGTGGAGCCTTCGTTAATTGGTGTGGAAAAAAAGCAGGAGTAGAAATCCCTAATACTGTTTATACGCCAGCAGGAGCGGCCGCTTTTCAAAAAGCCAAGTCTTGGTTCGAAGGTGAGGACTCACAGCCTCAGCCCGGCGATATTGTGTACTTTGATTTCCCAGCAGATGGCGTCGATAGAATTAGTCATGTGGGTATTGTTGTAAAAGATAATGGTGATGGAACTGTTACTTGTGTAGAAGGAAATACAAGCCCAGATAAAAAAGGGGACCAAAGAAATGGTGGCGAAGTGTGTTTAAAGATTCGCGCCTACAAAAAGAAGAATAGAAATAAATTAAAACCTAACCTAGCGGTTGCTATTGTGGGATTTGGAAGACCAAAGTTCACCGCATAACCAATTAGTATAAATAAGGAAGGCAAGGCTCTCACCCCAAGTTAGAGAACCTTGCCTTCTTTGGTTATTATTACATAACCTTAAAGTATGTCCTTGTCTTGTCGGTGGTGCCATGTATGGTGTCTTTTCCCAAGCGAGAGGAAATGTATGGAACCTGCAACAGTAGATGAGTTTGAAACTCAAGAAACTCCTGAAAGAGAAGCCTTTATTGTTGATGATTTACAGAAGGCAACATGGGCTATGAGAAAAGCAAGAAGTGTAGTTGTTGGATTAGAAGCCAACGCCGCTATTGCTAAAGCAGAACAAGAAAGAATTGCCTTATGGCTTGAAGAAGTAAATAAGCCTTTATTGCAAGAAAGAGAGTTCTTTGAGAACCACTTAACTGCTTATCTTCGTAAAGAGCGAGAGAAAGACCCTGATAAGAAATCTATCTCGACTCCTTATGGAAAAATTACTTCTCGAACCACTCAACCAAAGTGGGAAACTGAAGAAGCATTAACAGACTGGTTAATGAACCATAACGATTCATTGATTAGGATTAAATACGAAGTAGATAAAGCCGAACTTAAAAAGGCTTATAAAGTTGAAGGTGTTCAAGTTATTGACCCTAAGACTGGTGAAGTTGTTCCCCATATCCAAATTACCCCAAGCGATATTTCATACAAAGTGGAGGTTGAACTATGAGTAACACAGGTGGCGTTTTAGTAGTAACACAAGAACAAAAGAACTGGGACGAGAAACAACTCTCGGCTCTAAAACAATTAGGACTTCAAGAAGCAAGCGCTGGAGATTTAGGAGTCTTTCTACACTTCTGCCAACGAACAGGATTAGACCCTTTCGCTCGACAGATTTATATGATTGGTCGTGCTGGTCGTTTCACTATCCAAGCATCGATTGATGGACTTCGTTTAGTTGCTCAACGCTCAGGAAAGTATGGAGGTCAAACTCCAACTTATTGGTGTGGAGAAGATGGAGTGTGGGTAGATGTGTGGTTAGAAAAGACTCCACCTGCCGCCGCTAAAGTTGGAATCTATCACCAAGATTGGCGAGAGCCATTATGGGCAACTGCAAAGTTTGATTCGTATGCGGTTCAATATAATGGAAAACTTTCAGGACTTTGGGCAAAGATGCCCGACCTTATGATTGCTAAATGCGCTGAAGCATTAGCACTTCGTAAAGCGTTTCCTCAAGACCTTTCAGGTATCTATTCTGCTGAAGAAATGGAACAGATGGAAGTGAGTGCCTCACCTCTCCAACCAATTAAAGAGGTTAAAGAGTTGAGCAATCAAGTGGTACAAGAAGTTGTACAAGTAGCCGACATCAAGAAGTTTCTTGATGAGATACAAAAGGCTAATTCCCAAGTAGAGTTGGAAGCCTTAAAGCCAACTTTGTCTGAAGCCAAAAAAGCATTAGACTCCGACTCCCTTACGACACTCTTTCAGGCTTATAAGAAAAGAGTTGAACAGGTAACTATGGAATAAGGAAAGGGCAATAATGGAATCCCAAGATAAAATTATTGCCGACAACTTCTTTGCAATTATTCCTGAATGGGTTTTATTCGCTGAAATAAGCCCACAAGCCGTTCGACTCTATGGAGTTTTAAGACGATACGCGGACCGAGATGGGTCGTGCTTTCCTTCAAGGAAACGACTCGCCTCGGACTTGCGTATGGATAGTACAAAGCCAGTTGATAGGGCATTAAAAGAACTTGTTACAATCGGTGCAATAACTATTACTCATCGACATACTGAACAAGGTGACCTTCAATCTAATCTCTATACAGTTCTTTCATCTCCCATAGGTGGGGACGAAAAACTCTCTACCTCGCCTCTTTTCGGTCCTCACGGTAGTAGCCGAAAGGAAGCCACGGTGGGGACTGAATCCTCCCAAATAAGGAAAGCCATTATAAAGGAGAGCCAAGACAAGGAGATTCCGAAACAATATCTTTATCTTTGTAATTTACTTGCTGACTTAATGGTTAGTAATGGAGTTAAACGACCAACTATTAGCGGTAAGTGGATTGGTGATATTGATAAGTTAATTCGGATAGATGAAAAGACTGTTGAACAAGTTGAAGCGGCAATACGATGGTCGCAAGCAGACTCGTTTTGGTCTTCTAATATCCATTCCCCAGCCGCCCTTAGAAAGCAGTATGAAAAAATGAGACTACAAGCCCAAAGAAGCAAGTCCTCAAAGGGTGTTGATGTAGTTCGTGATTACATAAATAACTTAGGAGATGAATGAATAAACAAGAGTGTGCCATTTTAGTAGGAATGATTGCGAGCGCTTATCCCTCATGGAAGCCGACTCAAGAGACAGTATCGGTCTATGTGGAACTCTTAGCCGACTTAGATAAGAACGAGGCTCAAAACGCTCTTAGAAGCCTTCTCATGGCATCAGAATTTCCTCCCTCGGTAGCCGCTATTAGAAAAAAAGTCCTAGAACAGATGGATGGATTACCTCTTACTAAGAATGAGGCTTGGGAATTAGTTATGTCGCAAGTTCGTAGATATGGTATTTATGAACGACCCACCTTTGAAGACCAAATCGTTTCACAAGTTGTTCACGCCATTGGCTATCGAGAACTTTGTTTAAGTACCAATACCGATACTATTCGCTCACAATTCTTTAAAATGTATGAAGAGCAAGCCGAGAAACATTTAGAAGTACAACTATCTTCCATAAGTTTCAATCGGCAGTTAGAAGGTATTAGTGCCAAAGAAATCGAGGCGTAAGACAGGAGCAACTACTGAAGTGCGAATGAGTGTAATGGTTCGCGCTGGCTTTAGATGTGAGCGTTGTGGAGTTTCAATTCAGTCAATTCCAATGTCTATTCATCATCGCCGACCAAGAGCGATGGGTGGAACGCACCGACCTGAAACTAATTACCCTTCAAACTTAATGGCATTATGTGGTTCAGGAACAAGTGGTTGCCACGGATATTTAGAAAGCCATAGAAGTGAAGCGATGGATTATGGATTTATCGTTCCACAATTCGAGATGCCAAATAATGTTCCAGTCAAAACTATTGCAGGTTGGGTCATGCTTAATGATGACGGCTCACTTACCACTACACTTGAACCTCTAAAGGAGTAAGTGATGAATGATGAATTAGATGCAGTCGTAGAAATAACAGACGCTATTAATCGTATTGAGTTAGAACTTACTGCTTTGAGAAAAGACCGTAAAGCGTTAATGATTAAATTAAGACAAAACAAAATAACCGCTCGTAGGCTTTCTGACTTATTAGGTATGTCTGAACAGAATGTTCATAAAATTGTAAAGAGTAAAGATGTCTAGAGTTGTTATTTGTCCTACTTGTTTGAAAGAAATAGAAGTCCGTCAAGGGATATTCGCTCATCAAACTTTAAGTCGCCACCTCTTGGAACATAAATGATTGATGCTTTACTTCAAGAGATAGAAGACATTCTAACTGAAGGCAAAATTGTTATTAAATATGATGCCTATTGGTTCTATTTATATTTTGATTACGACATTAAATTAATTGAAAAAGTTAGAGAGATACCTCGCTCTCGTTACTCATCTATCTTGAGAGCGTGGAGTGCACCTTATGAATCCGCACTCGAAGTTTTAGAGTTTGCTACCGATACACAAGCACAAGTCCATGAGAGTTGTACGGAACCTTTTATTGAAGCAAGAAAAATGTATAAACAAGTTGCCGCTTCGAGAGCAACAGACTCAAACTTTGAAGTAGAAGGTTTAGGTGGAGAACTAATGCCTTTCCAAAGAGCAGGAGTTGAGTATGCGGTTAATGCCAAAAGATTATTTATTGCTGATGAAATGGGTCTTGGAAAGACTGTTCAAGCATTAGCGGTTATTCATAAACTAAATACTTATCCAGCAATTATTGTTTGTCCGGCGAGCCTAAAGATTAACTGGCAAAGAGAAACAAAAAAATGGCTTCCAAAAGATAAAACGGTTGAAGTATTAAGAGGTCGCAAAGGCTATGTTCCAAGTGCCGACATAGTGATAGTTAATTACGACATTTTAGATTACTGGGCTTCTTTATTGAATGGCTTTAAAGCAGTAGTGTTTGATGAAAGCCATTACTGTAAAAACCCAAAAGCAAAAAGAACTAAAGCCGCTATTGCGCTCGCAGATAAAGTCCAAGAACCAATAATGTGTTTAACTGGAACTCCTGTACTTAATAATCCTTCTGAATTGACGGCTCAACTTAGAATCCTTGGAAGATTGAAAGAGTTTGGTGGCGCTTCAAAGTTTAGAGATACCTATACAGGCAACAGACACCTGCCTGAATTAAATCGCCGACTGAGGCAGAGTATGTATGTTCGAAGAAGAAAGATAGATGTATTGAAAGAGTTACCGCCGAAGCGTTGGAGTGATGTAATAGTTGAACCTGCTTTTGACCAAATGAAGAAATATAGAGAAGCCGAATCCGATTTAATTTCTTTCTTGGCAAGGCGAGCACATGAGTCTGCCGAAAAGGCTGGTGCAACTACTCACGAAGCAAGAGAAGCCGCATTGATAGCAACAATGAAAGCACAAGCGGCAGAACAATTAGTTGCCGTTAATACTTTGAAACGATTAGCAAGTGAGGCCAAATACTCATCTGCAGTTGAGTGGATAGATAACTTCCTTACCTCTGAGAGCAAGTTAATTGTTTTCACTTGGCATAAAGACCTAGCAAATAAAATAGCAAAACATTATGGCGCGGTTAAACTGACTGGTGATTCAACTATTGAAGAAAGAACTCATGCTGTTGATACTTTTCAGACCGACTCAAACTGTAAAGTTTTTGTAAGCACTCTTAAAGCAGGTGGAGTAGGAATTACCTTAACTGCTTCTAGTGATGTTTTATTTCTTGAACAAGGTTGGACTCCAGCCGATATGGACCAAGCCGCCGACCGAGCGCACCGAATAGGACAACAAGATTCTGTAACCGCTTGGACTTTAATCGCTGAAGGAACGATAGATGAAGACATTAAAGAACTAATTGCCTATAAGAGAGAACTTGTAGATGCTTCTACCGATGGTAAAGTTCTAGAAGATAAACAAAACATCTTGACTGATTTACTAATTCGACTAGCAAGGAGGGGTATTGATGAAACGAATGGCTAAGTTATTTGTTTATGGAACTCTCCAACCTAAAGGTTCGCTCCACTCAATGATTAGAACAGTTGCTCAAAATTATGAACCAGCGACTTTACATAACTACGCTCTACACAAACACCCATTAGGTTTGTATCCTGAAATAACCAAAGACCTTAATCGAACTGTTAAAGGAACTTTGATGGATGTTCAAACTAATACCGAAGACTTCTTAGAAGTATTAATGATGGAAGTCTTTGCTGGTTACAATGCTGAAGTGTTAGAAGTTAGAACTCGACACGGATTATTAATTAAGGCTTTAACTTTTGTTGCAAAAGATATTCCAAAAGGATTTTTAATTGAATCAGGCGATTGGCTTGAATACGAAAAATCTTTGGCGTTCAACTTGCAAATCTGAGCCAAAACACCAAAATCCAATCCCAAATCCCAATCCCTGCGTAAAAAAAGTTTCAGCCCTGCGGGGATTTAAGTTGGATGTAGTTGTCTGCGTACTCAGGAAATTGGATAATTGGCCTATCGCAGAAAGCGATACTCAACCCAAGGAGTAGAAAATGACACAAAGAAATACAAGACACGAAGAAGCACTAGCACTTCGTAACTCAGGAATGTCTTACGGAGCAATCGCTCGCCAACTAGGTTATGGAAATTATCCTTCAGCCGCTCGTTACGCGGTTATGGCGGCTCTTCGTAATCAAGTTTCAACAACAACTGTTGAGGTTCGTCAGTTTGGAATCGAAGCAGAGTTTTACAACATCACACCTTCACAAGCAGTCGCCGCTCTTCAAGCAGTTGGCATTAGAGTTTCATTTGAAGGTTACACACACGCTGTAACTTCAGATTGGAAAATCGTTACAGATGGTTCAGTAACTGGTCGTAACACAGGACAAGGAACAGGACTTGAATTAGTTTCACCAATCCTTAAAGGCGAAGAAGGACTTCTAGAACTTGAGAAGGCTTTGAATGCTCTTGATGGTGCTGGTGCAAAAGTAAATACAACTTGTGGACTTCATGTCCATGTTGATACCGCTGGTATGAATAATGTGCAACGCAAGAACTTCTTTAACTCTTATGTTCGTAACCAAGAATTAATGGACCGTTTAGTTTCACAATCACGCCGTAACAATAGAAACTACACAATGCCTTACTCACCAAGCCAAGTAGATGTGTATGCAGAATGTGCCGCAAATGGTCGTGGTGGTAATAATCGTTACTTCACAGTTAATACTTGCTCACTTCCAAAGTATGGAACTCTTGAATTTCGCCAACACCAAGGAACACTTAATGGTAAGAAAGTTGTGGCTTGGGTTCAGATGCTTCTAGCAATCGCAAAGACTGCTTCAGTATCAACTTTAGAAACTGAAGGACTTATGACTTACTCAACAGTCGCTGAGTTCCTAGATGCTCACAATGTGGATGCAACAACAAAGTCATTCCTTCTTCGCCGCGAGGCTCAACTAAACCGCGTATCAGTAGCGGCCTAACCCAACTAAGAAAAGGAGAACTATTATGTGTGGAATCGCAGGATTTTGTGTTAAGGCAGAAGACCATATTGATGCAAAGGTTTTATCAGCGGCGCTCTTGGAAGGAATTATTGAGCGTGGTCGTGATGCAACAGGTGCGGCTTGGTATAACGCCAAGCAGAATGAAGTCCGTTATACAAAAGCGCCTTACAGCGCCAAGACTTTCGTTCAGACTCGCTTACCTTTAATGCCTAGCGGTGTAAAGAATGTAATTCTTCATACTCGCTTTGCTACTCAAGGCTCACCTAAGAATGAACATAACAACCACCCAATCGTAATTGAGAACTTGGTTGGAGTTCATAACGGTCATATTTCTAACGACAAAGAAATTCTAAGTCGCTATCCTAACCACAAGCGTATTGGTCAAGTAGATTCAGAAGCCGCTTTCGTAATGGCAAAGTATGAGTCAAATCCTTTGACCGCCTTTACAGATATTCAAGGTCGTGCCGCTCTTGCTTGGATTGATGGCGACAGAGGTCGTGAATTGAACTTGGCTCGAGTAAGTGGTTCGCCTCTTTGTGTGGCTCAGACTCCTCTTGGCTCAACCGTGTTCGCTTCTACCAAGTCCATTCTTGAGAAGGCGATGAAGAAGGCTTCGCTTAAGATTGAGTGGATTGCTGAGATGGAAGAATACGAATACATGAAGGTTCGTAGCGGTGCGATTGTCGAATACACCGACTTCAAGCCTGAGTGGGTAAAAGAGATTGAGAAGGCATCTCTTAAGAAGTCAGGTTCTTATTCTTGGGATTGGGACGACACCGACTTGGGTAAGGAACACGGTGGCTGGATGCAATCTGTGATGTAATAACCATGTGAGTCAAACGACATGGAGAGTCCGCTTTGCTGATGGTTCTTTAACAGAGAGCCAAACAGCAAGCGGACTTCTTCATAAAATCGCCTCACAACATTGGCACTACAACAACAATTTGAACGACAAAGAGAACATACTTTTACGCTTCTATGAACTCACAGGTGGTTGGATAGACCCCGATTTAGATGATTATGACTTCCTACAACTCCTAAGCGATGCCGATTTATTAGAGGTAAAAGCACCCATAGTTTCATAACTATGGTTTAGGATTCAAGTATGACCCCAATTCAAGTACGAGCCGAAGTCGTTCCTATTGAAAACTTAAAGCCTTACCCAGTTAATCCTCGGCGTGGAAACCTAAGAGCAATTCAAGAGTCATTAAGAGTTAATGGTCAATACAGACCAATCGTTGTACAACAAAACACCAACTTTATCTTGGCTGGAAATCATACTTGGCAAGCGGCAAAGGCTTTAGGTTGGTCCGAGATTGCAGTTTCATTTGTTGAGTGCGATGAGAAGTCGGCTAAGAAAATTGTTCTTGCTGATAACAGAACGAGCGACTTAGGTTCATTCAACGATGAGTTACTTCTTGAACTACTTGAACAGTTAGATAGTTGGGAAGGAACTGGGTACGAGTTAGATGATTTCGATAAAATTGATGGACTCTACGAAGCGCCATTACCTAACCTAAAAGAAGATACAAGCGAAGATAAACCTTCCGTTGCGCCTCCTGCTTCAAGTGAAACCGAACACCTTGTCCGTATTGGAGTTTATGTAATTGAAGCCGATGAAGATGAACTCAAAGCCTTAAGTAAAGGCTTAGGAGAGTTAAGTAAAGGAAAGAAAGAACAAATAGAAATACTCAAAGAGCGCCTTGGGTTCAAACAAAAGGTAACAAAAGGTGACCTTTTGGAACCTCATAAAGTAATTATGGGTGGTACCGAAGTGGTATCAATTCTTCATGTCCGACCTCACCCTTATAATCCAAGAGAGGGAGATGTGGGAGCCATAAGTGAGTCCTTAAAAGTTCTTGGACAGTACAGACCCATTGTTGTTAATAAAAACGACATGGTAATCCTAATTGGTAATCACACTTGGCACGCCGCTAGAGCATTAGGCTGGAAAGAGATTGCGGTTACTTGGGTTGATGTAGATGAAGAACAAGCAACTCGAATACTCCTTTCCGATAATAAAACAGCCGACCTAGCAACTTATGACGATGAAGAATTACAAATCCTCTTAGCGAGTCTTTCTGAGTTTAGCGGAACAGGTTTTGATGGAGACGATGTTGATTCCATACTCAAAGGACAAGATTCAACTCCCATACCTAAAACAGTTAAGGCTCAAGTAGGAACATTAACCTTCAAGGTGTCGAGGAATGAGTATCAAGTATGGCAGGATGAACTTCCTCTGAGCCATGAGAACGCTTGCAAGGTCATAGCAGAACGACTGCAACTGACTGAATGGACAATACGAAAGGTGGAGAAATGATTGCTCCCGATTTAAAATCGCTTGTAGTTCCTATTGAGAACTTAACAACGATGGCAGGAAACCCAAGAAAGGGAGATGTTGAAGCGGTAAAGCGTTCGTATGAAAAGTTTGGACAACGCAAACCTCTTGTTGCTCGCCGACTCGGAATTGCTGAAAATGGATTTGCAACTGGAACTGTTACTGCTGGCAACCACCAACTACAAGCGGCTCGTGCTTTGAAGTGGAAAGAGATTGCTGTTGTATTTATTGATGAAGATGAGAACACGGCTAAGGCTTTTTCATTAGCAGACAACCGAACTCACGATTTGGGAACTTATGATGAAGGTGAACTCAACTTAATGTTGAAAGAAATGGAAGCCTTCGATGCGGATTTGTTTGCAGCAACTGGTTATAACAGCGGCGACATTGATGTTGTTCTTTCTTCTTTAGTAAGCGGTAACAAAGAAGAAGAAGCGATGGCTCAACCCGATAGAGGCGAACTCCTTTCACTTTTAAATGTCGCTTATGGGGAACCAAAGACAGAAGTATTTACTGGCGATGTATGGAAACTTGGAGTTCATCTTTTAGTAATTGCCGATGTAATGAAAGATTGGGAAAAGTATGTTCGGTATTTAGAGAAAGGACTTTTATTCCTTCCTTATCCCGGTCCTTATATTGCTTTGTCTTATAAGTTAGACCAAACACCTGCCATTATGGTTCAACCAAATGTTTATTTAGCAGGACACATGATTGATAAATACATCGCTGTTCGTGGAGTGGACTCAGCAAAGAGGGTTCATCGTGATTAAGACTGGCGGTAAATGGAATCCAAATGACCGCCATGTAATTTGGTTGGCTGGAAGTATTGGAACACTTGAAAAAGGGAACATACCAAAGACTCACGACTGGTTTCTTATTGCAGTTAATGAACTCAATAACCAAAAAGATATTGATGCAGTTGAAAAGTTAATTGATGAAGGCGCAAAAGTTCTTTTGGATTCAGGTATCTTTTGGCTAACTAACGAACACAAGCGCAAGCATGGAATTACAATGGATGAGGCGCTCGCTCTTGCTCCTGATGAGATTGATAACTTCGATAAACTTTGGGACCGATACCTTGCAGTTAATAAAAGACTCGGAGACAAAGTATGGGGCTATATGGAGTTGGACCAAGGTGGAGCAAAGAATAAAAGAATTACAAGACAGAAACTCCACGACTTAGGTATTAATCCAATTCCAGTTTGGCACCCTTTAAACGATGGTGCTGAATACTTTGATGAACTTGCTGAAAATTATGACCGTATGTGTCTTGGTAATATCGTTCAAGCCAACACAGCAACTCGTTTAAGACTTCTTCATACTCTTTGGGAAAAGCATCGTAAATATCCTGACCTTTGGGTTCATGTTCTTGGTATGAATCCTTCTGAAGTATTTAATGCAATTGGTATTGATAGTGCTGATGCTTCGACTTGGATTGCTCCAGTTCGTTGGGGTTCATTTCCACACCAAGCGATGAACGATGCCTACCTTGAACACATGGAACCTGAATGGCGTTCAATGTATTCAGCCGATGAAAGAGTTGAGGTTGGAGTTAATGATGATGGAAAGATTTTACAAGCCGCCGCTATCTCTATGAGCCACGCTCAAATTGGTTGGAGAGATTTCTATAAACGCAGAGCAGATTTAATTGGAGATGTTATTTATCCGCCCCTAGACGAAAAGGAAACAGCGTAATGGCACTAATCAGTAGAACGATTACAGTTAAATGGACTCGTGAAGGCTGGCATTGTTGGCCTGAGGCTGAAGGGACAAGAGATTATCTTGCCTCTCGTCACCGCCATTTATTTTATTATGAACTAACAGTAAGTGTTGGACATAATGACCGAGAGATTGAGTTCCACGACCTACTTGAGTTTGCTTCGGCGTCCTCAGTTGGAGGCGAACTAGGAAGACGCTCTTGTGAAGATATGGCAGAAGTTGTTCTTAGAGCCGTTCGTGACAAATATCCTGAGAGAAGTTACTCTTGCACCGTCTGGGAAGATAACGAAGTCGGCGCAACTATTCAATGGGATGGAATGTAAATGAAATATCAAAGCACTAAACGATGGGGACACGAACAAGGATTATCTTGTGCCTTTCGTCAATGGAGAGCGGAAAGTCACTGCCACTTTGTTCACGGTTATTCCTTAGCGGTTAAGTTTGTCTTTGAAGCAGATGAACTAGACCACCGTAACTGGGTTGTAGATTTTGGAGATTTGAAACAATTAAAACAATCAGTTGCTAACTTATTTGACCACAAGACAGTTGTTGCTGAAGACGACCCTGAACTTGAATGGTTTATGAAAGCAAGTAAGTTGGGTATCTTGGATTTAAATGTCCTACCTAATGTCGGTTGTGAAGCGTTTGCAGAAACCATTTATCACATGGCAGTTGATTACTTAAATGAAAAAGGTTACTCACCCCGCGCTCGCCTAGTAAGTGTTGAAGTATCTGAACACGATGGTAACTCAGCGTTAGTAGTGAACGAATGAGCATTTATGTAAGTGAAATCTTTGGACCAACTATTCAAGGTGAAGGACCAACTGCTGGAAGGCGTTGTGCTTTTGTTCGATTAATGACTTGTAATTTAACTTGTTCGTGGTGCGATACGCCTTACACATGGGACTTTAAAGGTCAAAACGGAACTGTGTATGACCGAGAAAAAGAAGAAACATTTATGACGGTTGAGGATATTTACCAAGCCATAAAGAAGTTAAATGTTGAGCGAGTTGTGTTCTCAGGTGGCGAACCAATGATGCACAAACGAGAACTAATACCTCTTTTTGAACTCCTTGCCTT